AATATAAACAGTTATTAATAATAAATGTTTATATTAGTCTTAGGCGCTAACAATATTGTACCTGATGGTTTCAATAATAAATTAATCTATAAATTTCCGAACTCCGTAGTACTTACGGATAAATATATAGCGGTGTCAAGTATCGCCATGTTCTATTCATGGAACAACATCACAAAATTATTAAATAATAATACCCTTTATTATACATGGGGAGGAGTTCAAATTTCAATAGTCATTCCCGATGGTTTATATGAAATAGCACAACTTAATGAATACATCCAATTTGAAATGATTACAAACGGTACATATTGGTATGCCGCAACCGCTGCCAGTACATTTTTATACCCGTTTAGCGTTGCAGTAAATGCAACCAGATATGCTATTCAATTAAATACATTTACAATTCCTGTCAATGAAGCGGTATATACATGTGGCGTGGGAGTGTATTCAAATGGGACATTCCCTGTTGGAGGAGGTTTCTCAAGCGTCCAATTTCCACCAAATTTCAATAAAATTGTAGGTTATACAGTTCTACCAACGGGTTTCGCATCATATACATCATCTGTTCAAGTTCCAACTGTTGCTACAGCATCAACAAATTACGCCACATATAATTCTGGTGTAATATCATATTTAAGCAATACAGCTCCACAAGTACAACCAAATAGTAATGTATTTTTATCGTTGTCTAATATTAATAACCCGTACTCACAACCATCGTCTATTATTTACAGTATTACACCAACTGTCGCTATAGGTGAACAAATCATTGAACGACCGCCTAACTTTATGTGGACTAAATTGATTGACGGAACATACAATGAATTACGTGCTACATTTCTTGGTAATGATTTATCTCAACTTGCTATAGGCGATCCTAACATGCAAATTCTTTTAGTCGTTAGAGATAAGGATGAGTCGTTTTTAGGGTCTAAATAGACTTAAAGAATCGATTAGTATATATATTAAATGAGTGCATTAAATGAACAATATTTAAATCGTCTATATGATGATTTACAAACTGAGAAGTCCAGACTATTTCTTGAACTTAAAAATGATAAGGAATTAGTTCATGAAAGAGTCATTAATCAAAAACTAACATGTATTGATAGTATGCTTCGGAGTTTAATGAAATTAAGAAATATTCAAATTAAAGATATGCTCAAGTGCAATCTATAAATTGTATATTATATAAAAACATGATTTGTTAAATATATAATAATGGTATATAATACAACTAGACATATTAGATTCCCACATAGTAATATGACAATGGCTGCACATACAAGACGCCCTTTTGGGAAAGGCGTTGGCGCAGTTCTACTTCGTGAAGCAGGAGGTGCTGGTAGTGCTTCATCATACATGGATATGGATGACTATATTAGAACAACTGGACGTGATCCTAATGCTTATAAAACAACTAGTGGTAAGGGACTGGCATCTATTGCGTCTAAATTATCACATCTTAGAATTGAAACACCTAAACACATGTCTAAAAAAAAGAACATTGTAATGAATATGTAAAGATTCTTTACAAAGACAAGATATATTAATTTTTATATAATGCTATAATATATCAATATATAAATATGGAATTAAATCTCTTTAAAAAAAAGACAAGATATAAATCATAATGTGTGATAAATTAGTATTTGACCTTGCCCAAGAGGTAGAAGGAACACCAAATGTCTTTGTACGCAAAGACTGGATTAATATCCTAGACAATCAAAATCAAAATTATAGTAACAATCAATCAATAATCGATACATCTCAATTATCCAACTCGAACAAGTATATGTCGTATCGAGAATCTTATATAGCCGTTCCAGTAACTATTACAGTCGGACAAACTGCAATTTCAAACACCACACTTAGAGTTGGTGTTGCAGGTGCTGATTTACCAGCGGTTGGTTTTAATCCAACTACACCATTGGTTAGTGCCGATTCATGTGTTGGATTAAAAAACTGGGCAGGAAATCTTATTCATAGTATGACGTTGGATTACAACGGAACTACAATCGTACAACAAACTCCGTACGTAAATATGTGGAACTCCTTCAGACTATTAACCAGTCTTTCTCTTCAAGACGTAAAATCTCAAGGAGCAACAATTGGTTTTTATCCTGATGATTCAACTGCATGGGGTTTTATGGCTGCTGGTGCGGGGTCGGTAGATGGCACTATTACAATGACTACATCAGGCGATAGTCTTTTTGGAGATGGTGTATGTAATAATACAAATGCTATTGGTCTTATTACCACTGCTAAATCATTTTACAATTTCAATACTCTAAACGGTAATGAGGGATTTATTAAACGTCAGTCATTAATTTGTTTTGATACTGATGCTATTACATCACAAGCAGTAATTACACTATCTACTGCAGCTGCACCAGCACCATTAATTACTTCAGTAACCTCGTATCCAAGTGGCTCTGGAGCACCTTATAGTCTCCTTATTACAAGTACATCAGTTCAACAAATATGGAAGTCTTATATTTCTCAAAAAGTAGCTGCTGTTGTAGTTCCTACAGTTGCTACTGGTTCTTATGCTATTACCGCCGCTGGTTTTATTCAATATGCGGCTGTTGTGACTATTTATCTTAAACATATTCATTCATTTTTTAATATGTGTCCTCTATTGAAAGGTGTATTTATGAAATTAACATTAAATTTAAATAATGTATCAACAACATTTGTAACTACATCAGCTGGTCTTGTAGCTGCGGCTAATGCAGCGGGAGCTATTATACCTACTGGATTACATGTATCATCTGTATCTAACGCAATAGGTGGCGTAAATCCATTAATGATTGCATCTGCTGATCCTGAAGGTGGTTCACGAGGACTTACATTTAGTTATGCCCAAGCTGCTCTTGCTAATGGTGGTACTACAACAATTGTTGCAGGGACTATAAAATCAACATATATTGCTAACATTTCTGTTGGAGCTATTTGTTTAGACAATACACTTGCGAATGCTAATGGAACAATTAGAACTGCTTCTGGACTTCTTGCTAAAAGTATTTATTTGTATGTACCATCATACACTTTTAACCCTGTATTTGAACAAGCATATCTTTCTTCGCCTGTCAAACAAATTAAATATACCGATATTTATCAATACCAAGTTATTAATGTTAGTGGCGGCCAAGTGTTTAATAATCTTATTACAAATGGAATTGCAAATATTAAATCGGTGCTTTTAATTCCATTTTACAGTTCAAGTGGAATTCCAACACCAGTACCTGCTGGTGGTGCAACCTCTATAAATAACCGTACGGGTCTTACATTGTCTGCAAACACAGGACTACCAACAGGAATGTCTCCATGGTCATCTCCATTTGACCCTGCAGGATGCGGTTGTACTAGTCCTCTTATCCCATTGACAAACTTTAACGTACAAATTTCTGGACAGAATGCCATATATAACCTACAAAAGTATAACTTTGAAGAATTCAACAACCAACTTTATGGTCAAAATGCCGTTAATGGTGGTCTTACCGATGGTCTTACATCAGGTCTTATTGATAGGTCTGATTTTGATATGGAGTACTGCTACTATTACGTTAATGTTGAACGAATGCTTCCAGTTGAAATGTCTGTCCCGAAATCAGTACAAATTATTGGAACTAATCTTTCAACACGTGCTTTGGACATGTATGTTTTTATTGAATATGGCGTTGAAATCTCTATTGATTCTCTTTCTGGCGCTCGTGTATAGATTTTATAAATTTTATATAGGATTAATTATTAAATAATGATAATAATATTTAAAAAGATATTATTAATATTAAGATAATGCACGAAATATCTATTGATGCCTCTCCGCACCAACTACGGAAATTAAGAAAGGGTCTAAAAGTCAGACTCCGTAAAGGAACAGGATTTAATCTTGTTGTACATCCTGAAACATATAATTTAATGTCTAAATCATTCTCTAAAAGTAAAGGCGTTGAAGTCGCTCTTTCACCTGAAGAACTACAACACAATGCCGAATCATTAAGACCAAGAAGCGCACCTCCTCCATCACGTGAAATCGATGATGAACCAGTCGTACCTGTACCTGTTGGTAAAGGTCTCCGATCTAAAGTACAACATCTTGGTTCACTTGCTAAAAGTGCTGCACGTGCTAAACTTGCTGGAGCACTTAATAAACATCTTGATACTAATTTTGATTATCTCAATCGTGCCAATCTTGGGACTGCTGTTGCTAATCTTAAAAATGCCAATCTGACTAAAATTGGAATTAATGCCCGTCGACGACTTGGTAAAGTTCTTGACGCAGATGACGATGTAGAAGGGTCAGAAGCGCCTCGTAGTAGAAATTATATTAGAGGTGGAACTCTTCATGAGAAATCATCAGTAGGTCTTGGTGGTGGAATGCTTGGTAATCTCATGATTCCTGCAATGGTTTCACAACCATTTAGTGCCAATTTCCAAATGCAACACTTTCTACCGCCTCAATACCAACACTTTAACAGTGGCGGATCTGATGTCGATGCATCAGGTAGCGGTCTTGGAACTGGTTTGTATGCTGGTGGTGCTAGTGGTCGTGGTATGTATGCTGGTGGTGGAATTTATGCTTAAAAATATATAAAGGATTAATGTATATATATATTAATGTCACTAACCGATTTACAAATCAAAGATTTATCTAAAAAAATGCGTATCCCTCTTGGAGAGGTATGCTTTAAAGATGAATTACCGTCTAAATTACAATTTAATAAAACATATATTGTTAATCTCGAAGACTCAGTCGGTGAACAAGGTAATCAAAATGAAGGAACACATTGGACGATGGTTCAATGTAATAAGAACGGAAACGGTTCAATGGAATCCATCTTTTTTGATCCTTACGGCGCTGAACCAAGTGAAATTATTAAAAAAGTAGTACGAAACACAACCAATAAAGGATTACCACATACAAAAAAGGATATACAATCGTTGATGAATAACGCTTGTGGATTTTACTGTCTCGCCCTCGCTCATTTCATAAATGCGTCAGAACATCGATCAAATAATTTACATGATGATGTCTGCACCTTTTTAGAGATGTTTGATGACTTGAACAAATCCGTAGATTTTAAAAAGAACGAGTATATATTAAAACATTTTTTTAGATCGTCAGACCCTGCGTTGAGAGTACCTGTTGAAGTATTAGATACGGTAACTAATCAAGATGAGAAGTCGAATAGACCTGACCCATTTGAAGGTGTAAAAATACCAGTAGAAGTAAATAATATGAGTAAGAAATGATATGCATAAATAATATATATAATTGACTTAAAGACATATTATCTTATATATATAATGTCCGAAATTAAACCTGAAACTATTATTAAATATAGTTCTTATACACCTGCCCAAGCAAAAGCAACACGCAAGTATAGGGAGACGCATAAAGAACTCGTTAATGAACAAAGACGTAAATACTATCTTGAACGTAAAGAACGAGACCCACAATTTGTTGAATATAAAAGAATCAAGGCACGTGAATATTATGCCCGTAAAATCGCACTCAAAAATGCTGTTGTTCCTGATGCTATCCCCGATGTAATTGTACCTGTGGATATCGCACCTGAACCAGTTGTTGATGTGAAAGTTGAAAGCGTGATACTTAGTCCACCACCAGTCGTAGAACCAGTCACTAAACCAGTTAAAGTAAAAAAAGTAAAGAAAGTCCCAGTCCTAGTAGCAGTTTAAATATCATTTTATATTATTATTTATTAATAATAATATATTAAATTTAAATGCCAACAAGATAAATACAATTATTATATGCTCTAAATAATATAATATCCATGACGTATCGTTCTCTTCTCATTTTGGCGATTATATTAACTACACGTCTGAATCCGTATATATAATCAGGATGTCTTTCAGTATTAAATCTTTCAATTTGTCTGTTGTAATAGCATCCTTTACGCCAGTCTGGTTTCGTTAAAGGGAGACTATACTCTTTTATTAGTCTTAAAATTTCAGGGGGAAGTTCCATTATTATTAATAGGAATTTTATCTTTATAATATATAGATTAATTGATAACTCAAATAACGTTATTTTAGTCGAATTTCCAAACTTCCT